TCATTAATCATTTTATTCACTTCTTCAATAGGGACGAAATTATTCTTTTGTTTATCACTTATAACCCCCGTCGCTTGTTCGTCTTCATACTTTTTATTTAATGTATCTCTTAACTCTATATATTCCTCTATCAAGGGGTCTCCCTCTACCTTTTCAGATATAGCCATTAAATAAACTATAATAGCATTAAAATAATTCCTCTGGGTTGTAAAGTGTAATTCAGAGATTTTATCTTTAACATTATCAGACTTATTCAAGAACTTAAAATTATCTGTATCCATTAGCTTCTGCAATTTCAACAGGTTAGAACTATACATTTTTATAGTACTATCTTTAGCGTTAGGTCTAGACTTCTTTAAAACTTCCATTAGATTTTCTTTATCGCTCATTATATATTTTAGTATATAATAAGATTTAAATAAAAAGATTAAAAAAAATATTAAAAGTCCTGAAAGTCCTAAAATTAAAATTAATAAAAGTAATCTTGAATATGAATAATTATATCTCTTCATATTTTATTTTTTGAGGGTTGTATTTATTATTTTATTTTTGAGGACTTTGAGGACTTTATAAAAAAATGAGGACAGAATGATTTAGATTATTTAGGTAAACATTACGTCAGCCTTTCCGTCTACAATAGTCATAACCTTCTCCTGCAAGATCCAGACACGGGACACATAGGGAGCCTCGGCGCCGGTCATAGTATCTAATTTAGAATGAAGTTCAAGACCACGACTATCAACTCTCTCTCCGTCATTAAAGCGGTATCCAGTATAGAACTCCTGACCCGATAATTCCTTCTGATTAACACCTCCTACAACGTGTCCCTCGAACTTCTTATCAGCGAGAGAGTATCCCTGACGGGCATACATAGTACGAGCGATATGAGGAGGTCCGCCCTCTGCGTCCATAACCCCGTGAAAATGAAGAGCGGAGTTAGACCTATCAATAGGATACAAGAACCTATCATTTTTCTTAAAGTTAGAGGTTAGTTTTCCATAGGTTCCCTTGGCTGAACTCTCGGGGGCGATAGAGCGGTAATCACCTAGCGCGGTCTTAATAGGTCCCGAGGCATTAATCTTCTCCGAAGTGATAGAGACCACAGCCCGAACAACATTACGTCCAGCGCCACCTACATTCCTAATCTGATTACCCCACGCAGAAGCGTCTGCAAGAGTAGTCTTGGTAAGACGAGGTTCTAAAAAAGTGTAGGAGTATCCCTGTTCTGATTTACGATACGCCTCCATTTCAGCGCCGTCCAGAAAAGTATAATCAGCGATAAGGCGTGTCTCGGCGGTGTTAACAGAGAAGGATTTAGTATCGTCTCCACCCGAGGCAATGCATACACGTTTAGCCTGTTCGGTGAGGGTGAGTTCCAGCTGAACGTCTTCCATTAGATTAAAGAGCGGTAGTTCCTGACCCTTGAGGCAAGGTACAAGGTCGTCAAGACGGACAGAGAAGACCGGCTCACTATCCAGTTTCAGAAGGTCTAACATAAGCAACTGGGTATCTGTCGCGGTAGTCGTATTAACAACCTTCTCCTTACCATTCTCCAAGAAAATCCTATCAGTTTCTACCGATTGTCCGTCTTGATAAGATACACCCACGGAGAGAGCGCGACCGCTTAAAAATTGTTCTCTTTCTTTAATAACCGACTGGTCCATAAAGACACTCTCGTATCCGTGGTAATGACCCCAGTCTTGAACTTCGCAGATAGTCTTACCTCCGATTTTAAATGTAGCGCGTTCAATAAGAGCGCCTACACCTACGCCGATAGGATAATAACTTTCAGTATCGGGTTTAGTGATTGAGAAGGTAACGCGTGAACCCGCGTTTAATACCCCCTTGTTTTGAAATTGAAATCTCATAAATGTATCCGACTGAACCACGGGCTCGAGGATATCTGTATCAATACGAGAAGTAGCGTCCGTCATAACGGGACCAGCTTTAAGAAAATCGGGCTTTGTAAATTGAGACATTTTATATTTATAACTTAATAAATATAAAAATTATTAAAAAAAAAGTTAAAAAATTAAGTATAGATTTTATTTACGAAATAACTTGAACCTGCCCCTGATTGAAAACAAGAGTATTTTTAGAATGTACGAACACGAATGCACTATTAGGATTATTATCGTCTAAACCTATATCCATAGCTAGACCCCACGCTTCACGACTGAAATCAGCGCCGTCAGATCCTAATACGTCATAAGCGACACCTACACCATAGAGGGCGCCTCCGTCTATAACACCATTATCATTCGTAGCGTATGACTTATTAATAGTAGAAGGACCCGCGAGAGTATGGCTGATTTTCTTGAATGGGAGAACCGAGTTGAGAAAGTTTCTGATAACCTGCGGGTCTACCTGTGAAGCATTACCACTCTTAAAACTGGTATCAATATTATAATCAAGAGGATAACGAGAGCCTCCCTTCGTAAATACAACCTGTTTCACGTCAGCGATAGCCCCCGCCTTTGTTAGAGGATTAATTGTCTGGAGAGAGTTCTGATTAAGATTGTTAAGGTAATCCGAGGGGATAAAGTTCAACATAGTAGAAGAGACGCGGTTAAGACCGAGAGAGAAATTGAGATTAGCATTCGTAGAGTTGATAGTCGTGTAATAACCGGTGATAGAATTGTATTCAAGAGGAGCGTTGGGGATTACTTGGTCCGATACTTCGCAGACCATTTTAAGGTCAGTTAGTTCATAAAAGGCGCCGTCTAAACCACCTCCCGAGGCGTCTCCGTTCTGGTCGAATAGCACCATACTATCAGGTGCGAGGGTAATAGAAATACGTAATCCCCCGACCCCTGTCTGACTACTTAAATTAATACCAGAAGTCCCGAGGAGAAGTCCCGTAGGGATATGTATACAGAACTCATTAGAGTTCGCGCCGTCTCCCTCCTGCATAACTGAATACTGCTGTCCGTCTAACGAGGGCATAGTCAGTCCAGTCTCTCCCATTAAATTAATAAGTGATTTATCGTCATTAGTTACTCCCATATATGAAGAATAGAAGCGATTAGCGTGTTTAAGGGTCTCTATCGTCGCCATACTGGTAGCCGAGGCGATAGTTACTTGGTCTATCATAGAGAAAACCCCGATACGACTATCCATAGATAGACGAGTACCCGTTGTCATAGTTCGGGCGCTGTCCTCGTAAGCGTGAAAACGACCACATACACGAATAGAGCGAGGGAGAAGTGTCGCCTCCTGTTCTGATATCTGAAAATCAATAACGGGACGTCCGTCTCTGTATGAATGACTGGCGTTAGAGTTTTGAGGTAATATCTGTAAATAGCGGTTACTCATTATTTTATACTATAATTTATATAAAATAATTCTTAAAAAGATAAATAAAAAAACATTATTTTAATGATAATCTTAAACAATCACAGAAACACTATCCCCTTTAATTACAATCCTTCTTAAATGATAAACGAAATTATTCCAGAGTTTATTTTTAGACGGCTGGGTTCCCGAGTAATTGACTTGAAGATTGAAGTCTTTACCTCTGGTATCATAAACACCTTCCACTCCCATAACCGACATACTTAAAGCACGACCAATTACGAAGTTTCTATTAAAGTCGCCTAGAGACCTTACATTAATAGAACTCTGGACGAGAGCCTTCTGTAATTCAATAATCGGTTGCGCTGAAATACTCGCCTTCGAGGAGGTCTTCGTGCAGGAGACAGGGCGAGAAGGTTGAAGGCGCCCGTCATAGACGAACTGATAATCAGAAATCTCGTCCGAGATACCTCTGAACTGGTCTCCCGCGAGGAGTTGTCCGTCTTCGTTAGCGTTTCCGCCGATATCATAAGTCCCCTTGGCTCCGATCCGGTCCTTGGTTCCGTATGCAGTCGCGTCCGTTGGTTGAGATAGAATAGCCTTCGCTCTCGCCTGATTTAGGGGCAATCTGATATTAGCTACGACGTCGTCTTTACTTTGAGAATATTTATAATTAGTTACCGATAGAACGTCATTCATAATTGAACCACTTTCCTTCATTCTTGAAAGTAAATCGCTCACATAATTATTTCCCATATCTACCTCCTGTACCACTAACTCTACATTAGAGAAAGTGTATGAAGCGTCATAACTATCATTAGGAGCAGATAGAACACTATCAGAATATACGAACCACGACTTTTTAACAATAGCACTACCCGTTTCATTCTTAACCTCGTTCTTCATAGTTACCTTTAAGAGACCCGAAGTTGTTCCAGTCCCACTTTCAATTGAAAGGACTTCTGGGATATCGCCTGTAAGAGTAGATACCGCCGAGTTATCGGGCGACGCGAAATTAATTCTTTCACCTACAACGAAACCACAGGATTTCGGGGTGATTTGAGAATTAACGTCTCCCGAGATATAGAAGATAGTAGCGGAGGCGTTATCGCCCCAGTCGTTAGGAGCGTCTTTTGAACCATTAAGAGAATGAAATTGAGGGAGGAGGCGGGAGCGCTTATGACGAGAGACGCTGTCTAACTGGGTTAGACAACGAGGGGCGCTCTCGAGGGTAATAACTATCTGCAATCCCGTATACATATTAGCCCAGATTTTAGGAGATCTAAAAATACCGGTCTCTAATGGGAGGCATAATTTACAGGATAGATAGTTATCGTCTGTAAAGGCGCTGGATTTAGCGTCCCCTACGAAGGTCTCCTTTGAATAAGGGTTCGTGAATGTATCCGAACACTCCGAGCGGGTCTGTCCTAGAGTTCCTCGGGTTTCAGGTATCCAGATAGTAGCTCCTTCCGTCAAGGCTCTCTTTTTCTTTTCACTATCATTCGTATCATAATCTCTCATAATAGAGACCAGAGAGTTATAGTCTTGGATTTCTTCAAGAAGAACAGAGCCGAACTCCGCCGAGGTATAGATACGGATATCTTTAATAAGAGACTGACCCCCGAGGCGCGGGTCCAGTTGGAGGCGCGTGGCGTGAGTAGAGGCGTCTAATGTAGGCATTTTAATTTTAAAATCACCTTGAAGATAACATTCGTCCGGTTTAATAAACTTGGTTGAAGGAGGGACATTAATTCTTACTTCTTGACCCGCAGAGAAATCAAGACCATTTAAAACTGGGACAGACTTGGAGGTCTGTTCGATAGGGATAGAGTTTTGAGCTTTCCAGAATGATACCGACATTTATTTTATAATATACTTTATAAAATATTATTAATAAAAAAAAAATTATGAAAGTTAAATTATTTATTGAGCGGTTCTACCTACAGCGAGGGCGCCTGCACCCGCCAGACTTACAGAACCCTTCTGGGTCTGTTTCGCGTCTCCTAAATCTTTATCCGCTTTATCTGTTTCCTGTTGTATCTGTTTCTTTTTATCGTCCGCGTTCTGAAATCCCGCGATAGTCTGTTCTGCACCCGCTCCTACTTGAATAACGTCCCCGAACGCTTTCATACCTAATCCAGCGAGGGCGCCTACTGGTCCTCCGAAAGTCATTAATCCAGTTCCTACCATATCTAAACCAGCTCCTCCTATATCTGCGATATTAGTAATTTTATCCATAGTACTCATAGTCCCCCAGTCGTCTTTTAATTCTTCCGCGTCTAAACCTATGGAGGCTACGTCCCCGATAACACCTAAACCCGTAGCGAGTTTCCCCGCTGATTTACCTATTGTCTGGGCTGTTTCTTTTCCTACTATTTCTCCTTTCTTGAAGAACTTCGCCGTATCCCCCGCGCCCTTTACTATATCCTCGGTCGCCCTTATTGGTGTTCCTACTTTCTGAATATTTTTCGCGGTTGATAGACCTTGGGCGAGAGCGGAGGCGTGTTGTCCCGCTTCTTTCATTGCGCCCGTATTGGCGTCGGTTCCCGCCTGTGATTGAAGACTTTCACCTTCTTCTTTATTAGTTAACTTCTTATTAGTTAAATCCCTGTTGTATAGTCCTACCTGTTGGTTAAAGTGTTTTAATTCAGAAGAATATTCAGCGTCTCTTGTTCTGTCTGCACTTTGAAACTCCATATTTTTATATTATTAAATATATTAAAATTATATAATCTTAATTATTAATTTATTATTCTTCTTCACTTGAAACCTCTTCCTCACTTGGACCCGCGGGATAAATCTTTTCATTAAAATTAATCCAGATCTCCGCTGGATTTTCAGTTAATTTCAAGGTCATAAAATCATACTTCTTTTTAGTAGCCCTCTTATACATTTCCCTAAAGTTCTTATCCCCTCCGAACATTCCCGACCACTCCTCCGAGAGTTTCTCTACTTCCGCTTCATTTGTGAGGCGACCCACCAGAACCCAGTTTGCATTAGCCCTTATCGTTGGACTTACCTTTTTTAGTAGCTGACTGGATACAATAAATAAATCTATATTGTAATGACGATAACGAGACGCGAGATTATTTAATGAGGTAGTCTTCTCACCTAAACAATCGTCGCACACTAAACACATACTCGGCATATCAGCCTTATCATATTGAGACTGACTTTTAACTATATCTTTAATTAGTTCGTCTGAATAATAATCATAAGTATTAAAAGCCTGTTTCATAAAACGAGACGTCTGGTCGTTGTTAATTGTTGTACTGATTATAGTTGTCTCGTCGAAGAAGTCCTGTCCGTAGAAATCTTTATTTAATAACATATTAGAGATAATGGTTGATTTACCGGTTTTAGTCGGCATAATCATAAGGACTAGAGAAGGAGGTTGAGGTAGGTTAGGGTGTAGAGCCTTCTTCTTTGTATTGGGAGGTTCAACGATTTTTAAAATCTTTAATTTCTTACTCATTATATTTATATAATATATTATTTTTTTAATCTGATTTAACCTAACCATAAAATATCCTTCTCTAAACCTATTTTATAACAATAATAAAAGCAGTCGAAATTGCATTTATTTTTTAATTCATTTCCGTCCTTAATGAATTGTATTCTTTTATCTGGGATTATAAGTTGTATTTCATTTTTAAAAGGTTTGAAATATTGAGTATTAATTTTACTACTAGGTAAGATTAAAATAAAAGGTTTATCTAATTCTTTTAATCTAGGGATAATTTCTTTACATATACTAAATGGAGGATTACTTACAATTATGTCTCCTTTATCATTATTGAAAAAATCTATTTCTTCGTGAATTACATTAAAACCTAATTGTTCTAAATGTTGTCCCGATTTCCCGTCCCCATAAAACGCCTCCCATATTACTTTATCCTTCGGTATATAATCCTTTATATTATCCCACGCAGATAGAGGTGTCATATAGTCGTCATAGTTAATAAAGGTTTTATTAGTGAATATAGCCATTTATTTAGGTTTAGATTTTTTTTTGACTAAATGAACCTTATCTATCTTAAACGCTTTTGATTTAGGATTTATTGAAGCGTATACTCGTGCATAAGCCCACTGATCCGCCGACTTGACATTAGGTCTTACAGAATAGGGCGCAGAAACATAAGCCCCCTGACCTTTCTTAAATATAGTCTTTAATCCTTTCAACTCATACCCAGTTATATCAGATATCTCCTTGAGGGAGTGAGAGGTACTTAATGGTTTAAATCCATACTTACGATTGAAATCAGTTTTATAAGTCATTTGTTATTATATACATTTTATTAATATAAATTAAATAAGTAAGTAATAACTGAATAGTCATAAGGTCATATATCCATAAATCCATATTTATATAAAACATAGATAAAAAATACTAATGTCCCCGAAAATATCAGAAGTCCCGAAAAATGAGGACACGTCCCCGAAAATACCCGAAATAAATACAATCTAACTTTTAGATATTTAGGTTCTTCCAACTTTTATATTTTAGAGAATTATTTTTTATATTTTTGAGGACTTTGAGGACTTTGAGGACATTAGTAATAAAGTGTTATTAGGTTATTATTATTCTATTACGTAGAGAGACGTAAAAGTCTGTGTCCTCATAATTTAGAGTGATATTATTTTTGAGGACAGGTGTCCTCGTTTTTGAGGACACTTAAATATTTTAGAAACAATCCCTAAAATATCCAGCCTCCCCATATTGAGGAGGTCTCTGTGGTTGTAATGCATTGTTAACCATACCGAGATTATTGTTAATAGTGTTCTGGTGTTGTTGTTCTTTCTTCTTCTGTTCTTTTCTCGCTTTACGTTTAGTATCA